AAGCAAGAAATTGGGTGCATTAAAATCTGATTCAGCCAGGCTTTTATACACCTGGTTAATTCCCTGGTTAGATATTGAAGGAAGATATACTGCTGATCCTGATATTCTAAAAGGGCATTTATTTCCAAAAGTTGAATCAATGGCAAAGGGAAAGATTAATAAGTTATTATTTGAATTGGCTGAAATTGGGCTGATATATTTATATAAATCCAATGGTGAACAATATTTGCAATTCACTAAATTTAAGGCAATGCAAACCCTTCATAAAGAAAGGGAAGCTGAATCAAAAATACCTGCACCTAATAAAAAATCCTGTGAACTCATGATTAATCATGATTTATCCCCACAAGTTAAGTTAAATTCAATAGAAGATAAATCTAATATAAATGAAGTTAATATACTCATTGTCTCAAAAGATGATATTTTCAATAAATGGAATGAATTTGCTAAAAGAAAATCATTAGCTGAAATTAAAAGTATTAAAAAGGGATCAACCAGGGAAAGGCATTTATTAACAAGAATAGGTGATGATGATTTTGATTTTGATACATTATTACTTGCTATTGAAAAGCAACCATTCCTATTAGGGCAGAATAAAAATGGTTGGAAAATTACATTTGATTGGATTTTATTACCTTCAAATTATCCTAAAGTAATGGAAGGGAATTATTTAAGTCAAAAATATAAGCAATTTATGGGATTAAAAGATTGGTATGAAAAGGTGCAAAATGGATAAAGAATTTAAACAAAGATTTGTGGTTGCAATGGGGAAATTGGCAGTTTTATTTGAAGGTGAACTTCCACAAGAAAAGGTTGAATTGTATTATAAATATTTATCATATTTTCCTATCGAAAAATTAGAAAATGCAATTGAATATTTAATAAAGAATAGAAAGAATCATTTCTTTCCTTTAATATCTGAAATAATAGAAGCCATTGAAGGAAATGTAGAATTAAAAGCATCTGAAGCATGGTGTGAATTAATAGGAAATTCTTTTGTAAATTCTGATAATCTAACAATTATGACTAAAAAAACCTGTGAATTAGCTTTTGGATCACTAGAGGATTTCTATACAGCTGATACAAAAAGTGAATCATTTGATAGGACATATTTTATTAAATGTTATATAAATTTATATAATTCTTCAGAAGAATTTGATAAATATTTAGCAAATAGGAAGATAAAAGAATTAAATGAATAATTGGGAAGGTGATGAATGGGGAAAGTTTAAATATAAGGCAAGGTTATGATAATATAATGGATCATCAAGTTTGTTCTAACTGCTTCTTTTCAAAGCCATTAGATCGGCTGCAGGATTTAATTTGGTGTTGGGTGCAAGTGAAATATTGTAAGATTAATGACATTGGCTGTGCAAGATATAAAGTGAGATCAAGATATAAAGGGAAAAACCTGGATAAAAAGTGAGGAATGCTAAAAATAATCCTTCCCATTGTAACACCATCCCTTAATGTTCTGTTGAATATGCACTTTAGGGATAGGATGAAGCTGAAAAGAAACTATGGCTGGGAATTAATAGCCGTAAATGCTCATGATGATGAATATAAGGTTGAGTGGGGGGAGAAAAGGAAAGTGCATTTTATATCATATCGGGTAAGGCTTCTTGATGATGATAATTTGATAGGTGGATTTAAGGCAATGAGAGATTGCCTGGAAGATATGAAGCTGATATTCATGGATTCACCAGAATATCTAATATCAAAATATGAGCAGTTCCTTGACCCTGCTAACCCCAGAACAGAAATAAGAATTGAAAAGGGAGGATGATGAATCTCGAAATATTATTAGGGATCAGTGTTATTTTGAATGTATTCCTTGCCTTAATCGCAGGCTATTCAGTAGGAAAAAATGAGGAGAAGGGAAAATGATATTCCTGAATAAATGGTATTGGATAGTGGCAGGCTTTGCATTTTGTATTGGATGGATGGGTTCAGACTTCTTGATAGATGCCCTTCAATTTGAGGTGAAGGAAGTTAGGATAAAATTTATTTCAAGGAAGGTGAAAAAATGAGATTTTCAAGAAAAACTCTATTTTACATCATTGGAATCCTGACAGCAGGATTATCAGTTGTTAAGGAAGCCTTTGGATTAGAAGTTGATTTCAAAGCAGTTGGTGCAGGTTTGGTTTCGATGATAACCTATCTGCAATTTCAGGCAAAGGTGGATTTGAAGAAGTTACAGGAAAATTCTGACAAGCTGAAGGATAAGAAATTTTGGCTTGCTCTGATCGCACCAATGTTGGTCGCTATCACCGAAGCATCGGGGATTGTGTTACCAACAGCGGAAATTATTGCTGTGATGACTTTGCTTCTAACTCTATTATTCGGCAGGAAACTGGCTAATGGGGATTAATTAATCAATATACTGGGTACAATTAATTGCAGTTAATGGAATAGAACATGACAACTGAAGCCTGGATTATAATAGGCATTTCTTTGGTCTACATGACCTATAGCGAATGGTATTTTATAAAGAATTGTGGAAAATACAAAAAGAAATAATCCCCTAAAGTTTGTTGTATGAGTAATAAAACAAATGATTAATATAAGCGAAGAAAACTGGGAGAATAATTTCGGGTGCGAGCATACGATAAATATTGGCGTTGAAATATCGAATAAATTCAAAAAAATTGCAGAAAATAGGCATAATCTACATCGTGGGCAAGACTCACATAGACCCTTATCATTTAATTACGAATATATTGGATTAATAGGGGAGTATGCTTTTGGCTATTGGTCAGGGTTGGCAATGGATATGGAATATAGAGAACAAGGTGATTTTGGCATTGATTTCCAGGTTGGGAATATAGGTATTGACGTTAAAACGGCAATTAAGGCATACAACTTATTATTAGAAAAGGATAAAAAACATACTACAATAATAGTGTTAGCACAATATAATAATGATACCTCAAATGAAAAAGTGATCCTTTTGGGATGGGAATATGGCAATTTTATGCGATACATGCCATGCAAGGACTTCGGCTATGGTGTGATAAATCATTACTTAGATCAACATTACCTGCGACCCATGAGTCTCTTGGAGAAAGTCATAGAATTTAAATTAGGGGAAACTTGACAATTTTCATCTTATCCAAACAATCAGAAAAAAATAAATGTCTAATATATGTGTATTTGGGAATAGACTATGTGTAAGTTTAATATATTAAATAAGTTATATAGGTTTATATGGGGGTGACTATAATGATTAAGAAATATTCTCAGTATTATAGTCATGGAGGGAGTAACTATAATAAAAAATTACCTAACTATCTGATAATAATAGATTTATATAGTTTATATATACACACATAGATATATAAATATACATACTAGAGTTATGTTTTCCATTTAATTGTGAGAGGTCGCTCATAGATTTAAACATTAAAGCAATGGCATGATCATAGATTTAAACATTAAAGCAATAGCATGATTATAGATTTAAACATTAAAGCAATAGCATGATTATAGATTTAAACATTAAAGCAATGTTTTTCATTTAGTTGTGAGAGGTTTTAAACGCTTAAACAGATATTGTGGAATCAAATAAAAGAAGGTGGTGATGCTATGGATTGATTTTAAACTAGGTGTTTTCCTTACTTAATCGGGGCAGGCTGAAGCTTCCTGGTGGAGTTGTTTAACATGAGGGGAGGCTTCAGCTTTTTTTATTGACAAACAGATAAATAATTTGTATTTATTTATTAATGGCAATCCCATATTTTGTCCTAAAAAGGGTAGCATTTCTTGATGATGAAACATTTGGTGTGCTGCTGGCAGGTAAGACACCTTTTTGCCTAACCCTGGAACTTCCCTGGAAAGATAATTTAAAAAATAAAAGCTGCATCCCAAAAGGTGATTATAGCTGTAGGGCTATAATGTCAAATAGATTCGGGAAAACATTCGAAGTGCTGAATGTCCCAGGGAGATCAAATATTTTATTTCACAAGGGAAATATAAGTGATGATTCCAGGGGTTGCATTATTCTAGGCGAACAATTTGAACCCTTGAAAGGGGAAAATGCGGTTCTGTCAAGTGGGGAAGCTTTTCGTGAATTTATGATAAGAACGGAAAATGTCGATGAATTTAACCTATTCATCTGGGGAGAACATTGATTGAAGGATATAATTAAGATAATGGCAGCTTTAATCCCTGTCGCATCAAAGATTCACAGGGAAATAAGGAGGGGTAGAATTGTTAAAAGAAAAAAAGAAATCGCTAAAGCTGTGGATAATGGCAGTCTTGATGATATTATTGATATTATCCTTAAATAGCTGTGCATCTTATGACCCTTCAATCTATCATTCTGCCTACTACGATGTGCTAGAACCTTCGGATTCGGTGCGAATAGTTGGGGTTTGCTATATCGTGGATGGCGAAATAAAAATAGCAGAATTAAAATATATTGACAGAAACCCCAATGAAAGATATATTATAGTGAATAAAGCCTTCATCCTCTGGGTTGACGAACTGAAATATGAAATTAAACAATTAAGGGTAGGTGAATAATGGATTTTCTAGGAATCAGTGGAATGGGAACAGAATTGGGGACAATAAATGTCATAGCAATAATATTTATTTTGTGGAAGTTTTATAGGATGGGGTTGATTGTAGTGCCAGGAAGAAAGAGGAATAATCATGGCAATCAATATCACCCACCGAAACATAAGAATGAAAATCCCCATAGGTGTGAGAAAAATGAGGAAGCTATTTCAAGATTATTCTCCTACCACGACAGCCAGAATGAAAAGATAACAGGGATATTGGTTAATATTGGGAAACTAAAAACAAGCCTGGATGGTTTCAAGGAAGAGATAAAGTTTGAACTTCAGAGGATAATCACAATATTAGATAGCAGAATAAAGTGATAACTTCTTTATGATTTGCAAACAAAAAGGGCAGGTAGCAATGAAAAAAAACTCAGGTGTGTTACCTCCTTCACATCTAATAGAGGAAGACAACAAGCTGCCTGCCTTTTAAGCTGAAAGTTGAATATATCCACTGATAAATCTGGAGCTGAAATCAGGGCAAGCAAAGAATAATTATGGCTAAGACAAAGTTGACACCTATAAAAAAAGAAAGGGATAAAACTAAATTATTAAAGAAAACATTCATTGAAAGATTCTTCAAGGCTTCAGGGAATATATCTTTAATTTGTAATGAAGTGAAAATAACCAGGGCAGCATATTATAAATGGATGCAAAAAGACCCTGTGTTTAAAAATGAAATCGAGCATCAGATTGAAGGATTATTTGATTTTGTGGAACATAAGCTATTCAACCTGATTGATGAAAAGAATGTTGCAGCTGTGATATTCTTCCTTAAAACAAAGGCAAAGAATAGGGGATATTATGAGAAATCTGAAATAATTGGAAGCATGAAAAGTGAATTAAACCTAGATCAATCAACATTGCTTCAAATAGCAAAGATGATTAAAAAGAATAAGGATAAAAATGCAACTTCGGCAGCTTCAAAGCCTAATTCAAAAACCTGAATTAGATATGGTTGATGAATTAGGCAAATGCCTCGATTCACCCTATTACTTCGCAATCACCTTTTGTGAAACCCTGAATGTTGAAGCAGGAAGCATTGAAAAATTTCCCGATTATCCATATCTGCAGGATTTCTTTGAAAATAACATTATTCCACATAATGAACATCTTGAAAAATCCAGGCAGATGCTTATCTCTTGGGCATTCATGGCATTATTCCTTTGGGATATAACCTTTCTCGATAACATTGGGGATTTTATAACCTCAAGAAAAGAATTTCTGGTGGATGATGGTGGATCAACCTCAACCCCTAATTCATTAATGGGGAGAATCAGGTTTATGTATGAAAGGCTACCCGAAGGTATCAAGCCTGAATTAGATATTACCTATCTGAAGATAAAGAATCCAAAGACAAACTCCTACATCATTGGTGAATCATCAAATCCGAATGCAGGGAGGTCAGGCACTTGGCACAGAGCATTGATGGATGAAGCTGCCTTGATACCTAAGTCAGAATCGGTATATGCAAGCATTAAACAAGCCTGCAAAAATGGCTTGGTGATGAATTCAACACCTTATGGCAGAGGTGGATGCTTTGGGAGGATTAAGTTTGACTCAGGCACAACATTCGGTAAGAGGAATTGCCATTGGTCAAAGCATCCTGAAAGGGATAAAGCCTGGTATGATGAACAATGCAAGGATATGACCTCTGACCAGGTTGCCAGGGAATTGGATATTAGCTACGAGAAATCAGTGGCAGGGCAGATATATCATATGTTCGATTTCTCAAGTCAAGTTGGTGAATACAAGTATAATCCTGATTTACCATTATATACAACCTGGGATTTTGGGATAGGTAACCCAACGGCTGTACTGTGGATTCAAGAGGCACCCATTCCTGAATGGAAATATCCAGAGATTAGAATAATAGATGAACTTGAAGACCACGAAAAATCACCACCATATTATGCTGACATCGTGAATAATAAACCATACACGAAAAGAAATGCTTATGGAAGGAATGTTTTGGATTATGACAATCATTTTGGTGATCCTGCAGGAAAGCAAAGAGAATTAAATATGAAGTCCTGGATTTCTTGGCTTGATGATTTAGGGATTAATATTAAAGTTAGGCATGGATTAAAAAAGGCTTATACGATACAAACAGGGCAAAGGGTGATGCCATATGTTAAGGTGGATAAAGGTTGTGTTCGGTTTCTGGAGTGCCTGACCAACTATAAGCATCCGACAGATGAACAGGGGATGGTTATATCAGATGGGTATGAGGAGAATTGGGCAACGCACATAATGAAAGCCTTTGAGTATTATGCAGTAAATAGGTTTCCCATGAAAAAATCAATAATAGGGGTGATATAATGTCTGGACTAGATATATTTGCAAAATTAAGCGAAACGGAAATAACAAGGAACTTTTTAAAAGTCAAGTGGGATGCAGAAAATGCCAGGATGGAAGAAGCTGCCGAAAAAATGGATTTATATATGGATGATTATGAGGATATTATAAAGGCTAAAATGATTGAATTATTCCATCCTGATAATTATTCTAGGCTTAAATACCATGTCAACCAAACACAGAATATTTTAAAAAGGGTTATTAATGAGATAAGCACCATTTATAAAGTGCAAGCATCTAGGATGACTGATCCAGAGGATTTAAGATATTCAGAAATACTAAAGGATTTCAACCTTGACCTGAAGATGAGGAGGGCTAATAGATACACCAATTTATTGAATGAATCCTTCATTAAGATAGGGGTCAGGAATGGGGGGATTGCATATGATTTAATAACGCCGAATATATCAATGGTAGTCCAGAACCTGTTTGACCCAACACAAATAGATGCAATAATCTACACAACATCCCTAGTGAATACGTCAAGCAATTCAGATGTATTATATTATTATTGGGATATTAATGGTAACTATTTCATTATGGACAAAAATTGGAAGGTGATGAGGGCTATCTATGGAGATGGTGGCGAATTAGGGGAAATATCCCCATATAAAGATGATGGAGGGAATATAATGCTGCCATTTGTAACATTGCATAGACAAGAACCAGATTTTAATTTCTTCGACCAGGACACTGGAAGGGATTTATACAATGCTGCAATCCTCACTGGCGTTAAATTCACCCAATTTGATTATATGTTCAAGACAGCAAGCTTCAAACAGATGTACGCTGTGGGCGATGAGTTGCAGATACCAGAAGGGCAGGTGCTTGATCCTGTAACAATGCTCAGGGTTTCAGGCGAAGGTGCAGCAGTTGGAACATTGGACATGGTTGCACCTCTGGATAAGTTACAAGCTGCACTAGAATTCCAGATCAATTCAGTTGTGGCTAATTATGGTATATCAAGCGATCAGTGGAATCTCAAGGTGTCCGATATATCAGGCAGAGCGTTGAAGATCAAGAATAGACCATTGATGGAAATTAGGCAGGAGCAGATACCTGTATATAGGAACATAGAAAAGGATTTATTCCGAAAAACAAGGATAATAAACAATATCCATGCAGGTGCGATGAAGTGGAAAAAGATAGATGAATCAACAGAGTTTTCCGTTGATTTTGGTGAGATAGATTTTCCTGAACAGCCAGAAGAAGAATTAAAGCTATTTCTCCAAAAGATACAGGCGGGAGTTATGACATTAGGACAGCTTGGACTGAAATACAACCCTGATTTAAAGACAGAGGAAAAGGGTGAAGGATGGGTTATAGGCAACCTGAAGGATTTGGCTGCAACTAAAACACAGAACCCTGAAATCGAAGATATGATGAACTCCATATTGGAACAGGAAGAATCACCATCATCCTAGGGGGAACGATGAGAAACATCAGGATGCAAGTTAGGAAGATTCAGCAGCTTGAGAACAAAGCATCTGAAAAGGCAGGGCAAAGGTTTCTTCTGATAGATGAAAGGAAGCTGTTTGGATCAGCCAAAAAAAGGGCAGAATATATAGGAGGATTTGCAAATCAACTGCTGATAGACATAATGCCAGAAATGGTTGCAGCTTCAAAGTTAGGTGAAGGACTCATGGAGCAGGTGGGGAAGATATGAATATTCCTGCTAAATTCAATCTCATGGGTCAAACAATTGAGGTTGAATATTTAAAGGGTTTAAGAGTTGAGACAGATGGCGTTGGTGAGGCAGCTTATGGATTGAATAAAATAAGAATTCAGGAAAATGCAGAAGGAAACCCCAGGACAAGGGAAGCTATTGAGGAAACATTTTGTCATGAATTGGTTCATTGGATATTAAAAATGATGGAAGAAAATAATTTAAGGATTGACGAAAGATTTGTTGGCATATTTTCCGGATTATTGCATCAGGCATTATCAACATTTAGTTGGGATTAATGGCAACAATGCTTAAATTGAGAAGGGGAAAACAATTTGATCCTTTCCGATCAAAGGTTGCCCTGGTGCTGAATGATTATGTAAGCAGAATCGAAATCATGGTATTTGAAGATGCTGAATTAGATGTTTCTGCCGACAGGCTGAAGGAAATGAAGGCTGATCCTGAATCAAGGTGGAACTTAGAAAAGGTGAAAGCCAGGAAGGAATTGAAGAAAATCACAGCTGCTATAATTAATAGAATCCACATAAAATCCTATCTGGATGGATATTTTGGCTAAATTCAAGAAGGCAGAGACACAAATGACTAATATATTACTCTCTGCAAAGCCTTGTCCGACTTGCATCGAAGCTAATGGATTGACTATGACTTACAACGAATGGGCAACATCAGTTTATGGCTTGCCAGGGTCAAATGAAAGGATTTGTGATGGATACTGCCATTGTATATTAGTTCCAGAAGCATTGGTTGATGAATTTCCAGAATTGGATTTAAGGCAGAAGTTAAGGGGTGATATAGGTTCAGATATTAAGCCAATTGTAACATTCTTTCCTAATGAAGTAGGATTAGCAGAAGCAATGGATACCTGGAATTCGACAATTGGTGTTCTGCCGAAAGAAATTTATGCAATGCCATTACAGAATGTTGAGCCATATCTAAGATTAGGCTTGAAGGGGTTTAGCACAGGTGGACAAACAGGGATAAAGAAGGCATTGGCAACATTAGGAACCATGGTTCCTGCTGTTCCAAAGACTGATTCAACAACTGATTCAGGGATTAAAACAAAACCAATAGAGGAAAGCTAAATTATGAGCATCCATCCACCACCTGCAAAGCATAAATTCACCTGTGATATTTGTGATTTCCCAATTGATATAAGTGCTGAAAACCTAAAGCCTTTTATTGTGAAGGGGATTGATAAGCTGTTTCATTTACATGCCTCTTGTAGAGATTTTGTTGTGATTGCAGCAAAACATAAAAACTTCAGGCTTCTTCCAGAATGTCGATTAAAGCATGAATACTTTGAAGCAATGAAGGAACAGGATTGCAGGGATAATGGCGATGGCAACTGAGCCAGTTAGGGTAACAGGGATCGCTCCAGTTAGAAGGATAGTAGAAAACCTAAAGAAGTTCCTTGCATCACCAAAACCAATGAAGCTGATTGTTGAAGACGTAGACAAAAGGGTTGACAAACTCACAGCCTCAGGTTTAGATTATAAGGGAAAAGCATTCCATGAATATTCTGATGGATATAAAACCTGGAAGAAAAGGAAATATGGTTCAAGCAAAGTTAATCTTAAAGCATCAGGAAAGATGCTAGGTGCAAAGAAGGGGATTGTTCATAGTGCAAGAACAGGGGAAATCAGGATTGAATCTCATGGAACAGGGAAAAGGGCTAAAACGGATATGCTTGCAAATATCCACACAACAGGAACAGGTAAACAACCCCAAAGGGAATTCATGGCAATAACAGATTTAGCAATAAATAAAATAGTTAAAAAGAGGATTAATGACCCCATAATTAAAATCATAGGAAGAAGACGAATCTGAATGTGGGGTTGACAATGGGGAGATTTAGGTTTAAAACAAGGAAAGGAAATTGAATTTATTCGGATCAATTGGTCAAAGGTAAATAATCCCAGGGAAGGGAAATTTATATTTATATTGAGGAGTCTAGGATGACAGAATCAATAACCGAAGAAGCACTTCGGAATGACAAGGATAATCAGGAGAAAAGGAAACTAGAAGAAACTCTAACAGCGGAGAATGAAAAGACTGATGAAGCGAAGCTTGAATCAATGCTTAAAGACGATGAAACCTCTAAGGCATCACTCATTGCTTTGCTCGATGCCAAGAGAAATGCCAACGCAGAAGCTAAGGATTTGCGGCTGAAATTAGAAGGGTTTGAAAAGGAAAAGGATGAAGCTGAAAAGAAGAAGCTTGAAGAAGAAGGTGAATTCAAGGCGTTAGCTGACAAGGAAAAAGTTGAGAAAGAAGAAATCAAAGCAACATTCAACTCCAAAATGATTGAAATGAAAATGCAGATTGAAGCAGTTAAGCAGGGGATAAAGAACGAATCTGATATTAGCCTTGCTGATATGGCAGAGGTTGGGATTGATAAAGAATTTAATGTTTCTGGCGTTGAGGAATCCATTGCAAAGCTGAAGGAAGCAAAGCCTTATCTGTTCGGAGCAGATGAGGATGATAACATCACCCCTGATTTAACAGGTGGAAACCCTAACCTGAAGACGAAAATCCAGAAGGATTTGACACAATTAAGTCCTCATGAGAGAATCAAGATGGCTTTCGGAAAAAAGAGGGTTAATAAATAAAATAGGAGAATTAGAAGATGGCTTTTACACTAATCGAGTACGCAAAAACTACCCAAGACCCTATCCAAAGTGCAGTAGTTGAAGAGTTTGCAAAATCTTCAGTGGTTTTGGAAATGCTTCCTTTCAAGGAGATTGTAGGGGGAAGCTATACATACAACAAGGAAGAAAGGCTGCCTGGAATAGCTTTCAGGGGAATCAATGAAAGCTATAGTGAGTCCACAGGCTTGGTCAATCCACAAACGGAAGCCTTGAAGATCATGGGAGGCGATGCTGACACGGACAAAGCATTGCTTAAAAGAGAAAAGGATTTCGGTGCAAGAAGGGCATCTGATTTAGTCATGAAAGCAAAGGCTGCTGCCTTATATTTCACTAAGATTTTCTTTGACGGAGACGAAGCAACCGAATCAAAGCAGTTTGATGGATTGAATCAAAGGCTAACAGGAAATCAGCTTATAACAGCGGGTGCAAATGGTGCAAACCTTGACCTCAACCTATTAGACCAGGTGATTGACGCTGTTGTCGGTAAGCCTGACGTTCTTCTCATGGGCAAAGCCATGAGAAGGCAAGTCAAAAGCCTTCTCACTGGGTCAAGTCTAGTGCAGGTATCTCAGGATGAATGGGGAAGGCAGGTTGAAGCTTATGATGGAATCAGAATCGGGATAGTTGAAAAGGATAACGATGACAGTGAAATCCTTGATTTTGATGAAACGAAAGGAAGCGAAACTGAAGCAGGCAGCCTCTATGCTGTGAGATTTGGGGTTGATACGCATCTTTGTGGCATTCAGATCGAGCCATTGGAAGCTTATGATATTGGAGAACTTGAAACCAAGCCTGCCTTTAGAAGCAGAATAGAATGGCAAATGAGCATTGCTATATTCCATTCAAGGTCTGCTGCAAGGCTTGATGGGATTTCCAAAATTTCTGGTGTGGCATAAGTTATAAAAGGAAAATAGGAGAAATAAAAAATGGCAGGCAAAAGATATACTTTCGATTCGTTAAGCCAATTAAGGGCTTCTTCGGCAATGTCCCCTGGTTCTGAATCAGGTTCAGGTGTCGATTTGGGGGCTACAGCTGTTGTGAGGGCAATTTGCAATATCACAGCCAATGCAGGAACTTTAACTCTTAATCTTAGGGGTTCGGCAACGGAGGGTGGCTCTTATTACAACATCCCAGGAACGGCATTTCTTGATCCTGATGATGGTGCCGTCATGGATGAAACAGGTTCATATGAGGTTTACTTTAAAACGAATTTCAGGTGGATCAGGCATGAAGCTGTGGTTGGAACTGGTGCCGTTACCTTCTCAGTTGATGTTGCTGATATCCCTGGATGATAGTTAAAAGTTAACCAGTCATCAAAATTGAACTATAGGAGAAGTTTGTAATGGGGAAAAAGGTTATCTATATTCTGAGGCATCAGGACAAAGCTTTTTCTGGCTATATTCATGGTGTTGGATTTTCCAGGGGAAGAGGGTCGACATCAAGTGCAGCTGATCTAGAATTCTTAACAGTGCCTCATCATCCCAATAAAAAAGCCATATGTGAAGACATAACTGAAGAATACTGGAAGAAGAGAAGACAGGAAGAAGCTATAAGGAAAGCCAGGGAATCCAAAGTAGGGAAGGAAAAAGATGAACCTGAAGCAAAGGAAGCTGAGAAGAAACAACCTTACTCAAAAAGAAGCAAGAAGGCTAAGGGATAGTGTCAGAATTTGTTGAGAAATTAACAGAAAATCAGGCTGTTGTTGATGTTGATTTCCCCATAGAATTCAAATCTTATAGCGGTGGCACTCAACAAGTGCCTTCAGCTGCAGCAATCACAGTCAAGGATTCAGGCGGAACTGTATTGGTTGATGGTGTAGCAATGGCGATTGATGGGAATGGAACGATGACTTATTCTTTGTTGGCTGCGAATCTAACGGAAACAGAAGAAAACCTTGTAATTGAAATTGATTATACAGTCAGCTCAGTAGTCTATAAGGCAATTAAATATTTCGATACTGTTGTTGTGAGGTTGAAATGTAATGTAATTGATACCGATCTGAAGGCTTATTACCCTACACTTGCTGCACAGATTTGGAGTGTCCAGTCACCTGCGAATTATGATGTTCAGATTCAGGAAGCGAAAAGGTATATCACCAGGCAAATAGAAAACAAGTATAAAAGGGCATACAGGATCAATGATGGTTCGCCAATCAGGGAAGTTGTAATATTCAAAACATTTGAGATGATATTTTATGCCTTTTCAAAGTCACCTGATGATATATGGTGGTTTCGATATCAGGAAGAAAAAGAGAGATTTGAAAAGGAATTCACAAATCTCGTGATTGCCTATGATGAGGATGAAGATAAATTGATAGATGATGAAGAGAAGGAAACATTGGGGAAGATTGCCTTTGGACGATAATGGGTAGCATCAAAGATATTGTGCAAGCTATGGAAGCAAGGTTAGTTGATTTGGGGTTCTCGAAATCAACAGAGCAATTTACATTTGAAGCAGTACCAGATTCTATCATTCATAAATCCTTTTTTGTCGAAACGAATCTATCAGAAAATCCATATCATTCATTCAACATATCTAATCCGAAAGAGGGGATTATAGTCATGATCTGCTATGACCCCTTTAGGGTGGAGCGGACAGGGAGAGATACTGCACTGGATGATAGGGAGACCATCGAAAATGACCTAGTTAATCATGCGGACATTGCAGGGTTAAGTTCCGATCCATTACTGATGATGGATGGTGGATATTCCATGGTGGAATTTGTTGGGAGGTTTCTTGTTTCCCAGATAGCGTTCTCCGTAGATTATATAAGGGACATCAGTCAATAAAAACAAGGAGAAAAAGATGGGTACAATAAAATTTAAATGGCTTTCTGATTCCTGCAGAGCCAGGAAAGGGAAAGAGTTAATTAAAAATCAAATCCATGATGGATCAGATTACCCTGAAGCTGTTGTTGCGGAATGGGTTAAAACCAAAGATGCAGCATACTGCTCCAATGATCCATCAAAAGGGAAGGTGAAATAAATGGCAACTCCAACTATCCCAGAAAGACGATTAATGGCAGCGGGGTTAAAGAAAGGTTCTGCATGGGGGACAGCAGTTGCATTGGGTGCAGGCTTCGGTGTTCTCATCGAAGGAGATGGTGGTTTAAACAGATCACAGCCATATATTCCTGCCAATGAAGCAGATACTCCTATGGCTTTGGATGGTGATTTAGGGCAGATTGACCCTGTTTCATTTTCGATCCCCTTTACATGGAGACATGCACTGAGTGGTTTGGGGATTTCAGTTGCTTCATTCTTCGGGACAGCAGGATCGCCTGCGGCATTGAGCAATGGCTACAGGCATACATTTCAATGGGCAGATGAAATCTATGGCAATTTTATTACTTTTGCAGTGGAAAAACTCTCAAAAATATGGGAGGTTGCATCGGCAAAGCCAACAGCACTTGACCTGAATATCGCTGATGGATTGTTCAAGGGTTCGTTATCATTCTTGGGGAATACAGTCATTGATAATTCGGCTGTGAATACATCAACGCAAATGGATGCACTCACTTATGCAAACAGGGCAACCAGGGCAAAATTTTCTACAATCCAAGTCAAAATGAATAATCAAAGTGCAGGAGATGCTTATGCTGAGACAGCACTTGAGGTTTCAGACTTGGCGATCCATTACGAAAGACCCCATGACTCACCACACAAGGCAGGCACAAGTTCAATAATTGAGCCTGCAGGGAATGCTCATCCAATAATCACGATTGATTTAAATTTTCCCAGGATGAACACAACCAATAATGCTTACTTCACGACTGACTTTATCGGTGAAGTTGAGAAGAAAATTGTCATTAATATTATAGGGAATCTGCTGGGCGGTGCGGTTTATTACGAGACCAATTTATACTTCCCTAGATTGAGAGTTGTGGAAACTGAGTATACATGGGATGAAGTAATCCCTGCAAGAATCAAACTGCAGGCAGAGGAGGCGAGTGCAAATCCAACGGGGATGAGCTATGCTAGACCCTATTTGACAATGATTAACGATAGGTCAACAGATTACCTCGCATAGGATGGTTGGAATGGCTAGCTAATTTAGGATTCAGAGGAATCCTTTATTAAATAAACACCAGGAAGGTGGTATATGCCAAAGGTTAATGTTCCTGTTGCAGATGTTTGGCAGGGATTTGAGCTTGACACCGAATTGATTACCCCCACTATTATTCGGCTAAGGCTGAAGCCTGCTTTCAAAAAAGAAATTGTAAATAGAATGTTTTCAAAAGCAGAAAATTTAACACCAGAAGAAATGACAAATCAGGATGTCTTGGATTCATTTCGACAAGCTGTTGAGTATTCGATTGATTTAATAACTGATTGGGATTTAACAGGAATTGATGATAAGAAGATTCCATGCACAAAGGCGAACAAGAAAACTTATCTTGATCCTGATAAGGGCAAAAAGGGAATCCCCCTGTTTTGGGAGCAAGTAAAGAGAAAGGAAGCTGAAGATATTACCGCAGAAGAAGATGATGATTCAGGGATGGATAAAATTGGATGGTTTTGGGTTGCTGTATTTAGATTCTGTTCTGATATGGGGAATTTCATAAAAAATTAGCAGCCTATATCATTTGGCTTGAAGATTTTGAAGGCAAGGTGGATTGGAATGATATAGGCAAGGGTGATAAGCAAAGCCAAAATCCACCTGAACTGAATGAACATGATATATTTTCTTATAATTGGTATCATGAAAATTGCAATCAATTTACAAAAGAATTTGGATTGTTACCACATTTATTTGACAACCTTTTATTTAAAAGGGATGAAAAAGAGATATTCTTTGTTAAATGTAACATGATTTATCAGTACAGAATAAGGCAAAGCATAGAAGGGCTGAATAAGGAAAAAAATGCCTAAAGTAAACATAGACATAAAGACTGATATTCATTCATCGGATAAAAAGATCAATAAAGTTGATGATGCGATGGAAAGGGTGGACAAGCAAGCCAAGGCAATGGGAAGCACCACAAAAGGATTGTGGAGGCAATTTGCAGGTGGACAGCTTGCGGTTGCAGCTCTAAGTGCAGGATTCAGGGCATTAAAAGGTGTGCTTGTTAAAACCATCGAAAATGCAATCGCACAACAAGATGCAGTAAAGCAATTAGAAACTGTATTAATATCAACAAAAGGTGCAGTAGGGTTAACTTCCGATGAATTGACTGAAATGGCATCAGGGTTGCAGAATGTAACAAAATTTGGTGATGAGACAATAATATCTGCACAATCAATGCTTTTAACCTTCACAAGAATCGGGAAAGAAGAATTTCCAGATGCTTTAGAGGCGACATTGAATCTTGCAACTGCTATGAAAACTGATTTAAAAAGTGCTTCAATTCAAGTTGGAAAGGCATTAAATGACCCTAAATTGGGATTAACAGCATTGACAAGATCAGGGATAACTTTTACAGAAGAGCAAAAAGATGTAATTAAAGCATTTGTTGATACAGGGGATGTTGCATCAGCACAGAAGATGATATTAAAAGAATTGGAAACCCAATTTGGCGGTTCGGCAACAGCAGCCAGGGAAACATTTGGGGGTGCTGTTACTGGGTTAAATAATATAATGAATGATTTGTTAGAAGAGATTGGTTTAGTCATCATAGAAGATGAGCGATTTAAAGAAGGGATAGAAAAGATAACAACAGCTGTCGTGGAGCTTATTGAATCAGGAAAAATAAAGGAATGGGTTTTAGATGTAATTGGTGCATTTTCAACCTTTACAACAGTTATAGGCGGTGGGATTGCAGCATTTAAAGAACTTTATGATGTAGCCTTATTTAATTCAAAAGCAGGTTTATTAGAAAATGCATTAGCAGGTAGGGAATTAGATGAAGCATTAGGGTTGCTTGCATGGGAAGTATATGGAACAGGTGAAAGATTTGGGGATGCAGATGTTAAGCTTTCTGATTTTAACGAAACAGGAAAAGATGCAAAAACTAAAGCAGATGAATTTAAAGATGCGATAAAAACCCAAAGGAAAGAAATTGAAACTGCTATACCAAAAATAAAAGGAATAAAAACTGGAATAAATGCTTGGGGAAGGGAAGTATTATCTGTTAGTGACTTAGTTAAAGATTTGGCAGATGATTTAGATCAAATGGTATATAACGAAGCTCTCCCCGCTGCAAGGGATTTATCTGATGCTTGGGCATTGGCTTCAGGTGACATGAGATCAGAAAATTATAAACTTAAAGAAGATACAAAAGATAATTTAGAGGATGATTCTGATAGCGTTTTGAATGAATTCTTAAATGTTTCAGAAAGAATAAAAGATAGTTGGATTCAAGAACTAAGCTCAATGTTACAAAAAAGCAAATCACTTAAAGATGGGCTAAAATCTGTTTGGGGAACTATAAAGACACAATTTTTTGATTTAGTTGCAAAGATGATAACTAAATGGACACTAGGTTTCATTACTAAGGCTTTGGGCGGTCAGGGTGTTGGTGGATTATTAAGAGGAATTACAAGTGGATTTGGTTCAATAGGAAAACTATTGACAGGAAAAAAGGAAGGAACAGGTGAAAAAGGGACAATAGGAAATATTACGGGTTCATTTTTAGGTGGAATTGGGAAAATGGTAGGAATTGCAGGAATTGGATTATTAGTAACAAAATATTTAAATTTAAAACAAATAGGACAATCAGTATCAGATGCTTTATCTGCAGGATTTGAGGCAGTTGGGAGTGTCTTAAAAGGTTTAGGGTCAGTTGTTGAATCAGTCTTTGGAACAGCAGGAACCATTGTGTCTGGAATAGGTCAACTCATTGGTGGATTAATGTCTGGAATAGGAAAATTAGTTGGTGGTGGTGGACAAACAGGGAATGTTGGTGGATGGATTCATGAAACCAGAAACTTTTTAGCTGACATTAAAAATATTATGTATCATGCCTTTCTTAATAATTCAAATGCAATGGTTCATAGTTTGCACAATGCAAATCATAAGCTTGCAGGAATATGGAAAGCTTTATTGAATATCCCTTCTGCACAAACAGGCTTTTCTGGAACTATTCAGAAATCAGGATTGATGGCGGTTCATGAAGGTGAAGGATTAAAGGTAACACCAAAGCATGACATGATTCCAGGGTCGATAAGTGGGGAAGGATTTGGAGGCAGAACATCACAACCTATGATTGTTAATTTGATAATGGATGGAAAGAAATTAGCATCAGCATTAGTTGATGACTTAACAGAATTAACAAGGTTAGGAGTGTTACACCAGGATATGCAGACTATTGTCAGGGTCGAATCATAATGCTGAAACTATGTTACAGCAATCTAATCGATGCGACAGGGACAACCATCACATCATCAACGGAGGCAACCGCATTGCCTGATGACAACATCCAGCATTTCTGGAAAACAAAAACCTGGAGGACATCAGGTGGGAATTTCGTAGTAACAATAAATGCAAATGATGATATTGACTTTGAAGAGACAAATGGCGTGGAGCTTACAGCAACCCTGGCTGCAGGAACTTATACGGCAGCAACTTTGATTGCAGAGATGGAAACAAGGCTTGAAGCTGCAGGTGCTTCAGGCTATGCTGTTTCATATTCTTCCTCAACCCATAAATTCACCATTGTTTCGGATGGAGCAGGTGGTGGCGGGATATTCAAGTTGCGGTGGAACACAGGCAGCAATGCAGCGACAACTGTAGGCGGAACCATAGGATTTGATACAGCAGCAGACGATTCTGGCTCTTTAACCTATACTTCTGATAATGTTTCTATCCATTCGGAAGAATGGATTAAGTTTGACTTTGGATTAGCTCAAAATGTAACGGAATTCCTAATGACTAGACATGGTGTATCATCATCGGCTACTGTTAAGATTCAGGGCAATGCTACTGATTCCTGGGCATCGCCAACAGTTGATGTGACCTTAACATATAACATCGAAATCATGCTAAATAGGTGGAGTGTAAACCAGAGCTATAGATATTGGAGGATATTGATTATAGACACAAATAATTCAAACGGATATGTGGAAATTGGCAGGGCATTTCTAGGTACTTCTATTGCACCTGAAAGGAACTTCACCAATGGCTACAGGATAGAAACAGTTGACCCTTCTAAAGTCGAGACTTCATCTGGCGGGGTGGAATCAACAGATGAAGAAACCCCTTATTTGGTTTTTAGCTTACCCTTTGAAAATACCCTGATTGACAATGTCGAAATAGTCCGAAAAGACAGAGGGAAAACAGGCGATTTGTTCATCTGCTGTGATTACGATAATGAGTTACTAACTGACGGCAAACATGATTATTCTAGGTATGTTAGATTTTTAAGCCTTCCGAATTATAGTGGATCGCATCTTAAACGCAAGAATTTTAGCCTGGATTTCAAAGAATTGGTATAATGCCTATAACAACATTCGCAGGATTAATCGCAACCCCTGACTCACAAAAAGATTTTCTGGTTATAGTTACCCCGAAGAAGCAGCTTTTTAATTGGGCAAAAACAGGTGGAAGAACAAATGTCTATGAGGTTTCCTGGGCAAACATTTTTGAAGCATCTTCTGGTTTTGGTAATACCTATAGATTAACTTCATCCGTTGAGCATAATGGGACAGCATTGGATACTTTGGGTTCGACTGCAGCTGTGGATGCATCAGCAGGTTCATATTGGCATGACACCTCAAATGATTTGCTTTATATTCATACAACAAATTCATCTAATCCTAATAGTGTTGCCAATTATATTGTAGTATTTTTCAATCTATTTATTTCATCTGGTATGGGCAAAGCAGGACAGGGCAAAATCTTTTCAGATATTTATTATGAGCCATTGCTTTCTGCTGATAATATTCCATCTTTCATCTATGAGCAAACCGATTTGCTTGCAGGCGGTGGAATGAAAACAGGCACAGCAAGATTTGAGCTTAAAAACCCCTATGGATTTTGGGACATAATGATCGATGATTTTTCCTGGAAAAACGCAGATTGGAAATTATACTTTGGTGGAGAAAGCTTGCCATTCACCGAATATGCTCTAGTCTATATGGGCAGCATCCGCCAAGAAGAATGGAATGAAAATAAAGTATATTACGACACAGTTAATTATATAGACCTGCTGAAAAGGATTGCACCTATAACAGCCTTGTCTGGTGCTGACGTTGCACCAGGAGATAGGGGTAAACCAATCCCATTTGCATTCGGGGTGCAAACTGCGATCAAGCCTTTATTATCTGATAATTCTACCGCTGATGCCTATGAATACACAATAGCAGATGCAAATTATCAAACCCTAAAATCAATAGATGCTGTTTATGATGGTGGGTCAGCAGTTGGTTCAGGGGATTTATCTTTGGATTTGGCAAATTGCAAATTTACATTCGTGACTTATACGCCAACAGGGGAAGTCACCTGTGATGTCAAAGGTGCGAAAATATCCGACATTACAGACGAGACCTCAACGGACTTAATGGCGTCAGGATCAGATGTTATCAAATTCTTCTTGAGGACTGTCCTGGGATTACCTGCTGCTAAATTGGATTCTGCATCTTTCGCATCGGCAAAGGCTGATAACACCTTTGCTCTAAATAAATACATGAGATATAGAAGGAATATATCTTCATATATTGCGGAAATCGAGAAATCAGTAATGGGAAATTTATATGTAAATAATAACGGCAAATTCCAACTTGATATTTATACCCCTACGAATGTGGAAGATGACAATTTGATTGACGAAGAAATGGATGGATTTGTTGTCAAAGCACCGATAGATAAAATATTTGAAGGGATTAAGGTGCATTACAATCCAACTCCTTACGAAAGAGATGAAACATCGCCATTATCTTCGGGTGAGGAAGACACATATAAGGAAGTTGAAGGTACAAATAACAGGGCAAAGTATGTCGATAAACAGGATGCAGCATATAAAAATATCTATACCTGGATAACATCGGAAACAGACGCAAACGTTTTGAAGGGCAGATTACTGACATTGACAAATGCACCAATTAAGCAAATCGAGATCACAGTAAAAGGAATTAAACTCTTCCAACGAAAGCCAGGGGATGTTCTGAAAATATCAAGGGCAACCGCACCAACGTCAACAGGCACGATGTTGGATGAGGGTTATCAGATCATAAGGATTTCAAAGGATTTCTCATTTAGCAGGGCAAGAATATTGGTTGACAATTTTGCGGGATTAGGGTTATTTATTGGGATGTGGACATTGGATGCTGCACCTGCATGGGCAACAGCAAGCGATACAGAGAAAGCACAATCAGGATTCTGGTGTGATGATAATGGTTTTTGCCTGACAGCAGATACATCGAGCCTGAATAAAAGCCTTTGGTGGTAATAGGAGACATGAAAAATGGCTGAAGGATTTGGTGAAAAGCCAACTGTTACAGTAGGGAGTGCTAGCAAAAAATCAGATTATGACAATTTGGTTGATTTTGTTGCAGGGTCAGAATGGTTAGATGGCAATGCAGGGTTGACTTTTGTCGTGGGTGACTTCGGAAAAACAGCAAGGGTTGATGCTTCGGGCAATCAAACCATAAATCTGCCTTCAGTCTCTGCATCAAATATTGGTGGCAGGTTTGCAATTGTAAAATTAGGTGCAGGGAATGTCACCATCCAGGCAGCAGATTCTGATACCATCGCCGATGGTGCAGGTGGTGGCACGTTGACAAATTCGGTGGCGGGTGAAGATTATGCTTGTGTTGTACTTGAGCTTGCAGCAGCGACTGAATGGGTTATTGTATCTGCTACAGGGTCATGGGCAACATCCGCTCAAACATTTAAATATGGCGTTCCGATTTCTGGCGAATCTTTTCACCCATTTCTTCTTTATGGGGGATAAAAAAAAATGGCAGATACATATAAAAGATTAGGTGCGGAAGAAATTGATGGATCAGGGAATGCAGTAACGACAAATATTGAACTATATGTTGTTGGTGGTGGTACCGAGACAATCGTATCATCAATTAATATTTGCAACAGATCAGCAAATGTAGGCACAATAAGGGTCGCACATATTGATGGGGCATTAGGTGACATCGCTGACGAAGATTATATTATTTATGACGAAACGATTGAAGCAAAAGGGCATATTACAATCCAATTAGGGATTTCGATGGAAGCTGCTGATACCTTGCTTTGCAGGTCGGATATAGTTGATATTAATTTTATTGCATGGGGATTGGAAAAGACATGATAAGACAATCAATCCCATCACCTGTCTATGATTCGGTTATAGACGCATCTCATACAGGTGATACAAATTGGACGACAGCTCTTAGCGTTGCAGGTAGGGGGAAAGCAGAAATCCACACAGATGCTACCAATCACACGAAGAGAGAACTCCGATTGACTATTGATGGAACTCTTCTTTCATTTGGAGTGCCAGGGTATGCTTATGCTAATAGGGATGATATATTTATAATAGAATGGAATACAAGCATATTGATCGAATACCGCACAAATATACACGATGAACTTGCCTATATTGATATAGCCTACTACAACCGATAGGACAATACAAGAAAATGGGGATAACAAGGAGTGCCTCAGATGTTTATGATGCTGTTGTATCTGTATCGCATACAGGTGATACAAATTGGACAACAGCTCTTAGCGTTGCAGGTAGGGGGAAAGCAGAAATCCACCTAAGCTGCAGTGCGAACAATACGCAGGAAATAAGGATAACAGTGGATGGAAGTCAACTCTATGCAGGCAAAATTGGATTAGGTGGCGTAATAGCGGCATATAGATTTGTTATGGATTACAACAAATCGCTATTAGTGGAATACAGGGACAATGCGGGTTCTAATACCGTGTATTGCGATATTATATATTACAATAATTAGGATGGGGTAGGAAAATGAAGCATATAATATTTCATGAAGGGAATACAATCAAAGGGCAAGGAAGCTATTCTAATCCCGACCATATACCCCATGGACAGGAATACCTGGAAACAACAGAAGAATTAGTGAGAAGCGAATATCCCCTTGAAATTTACGATGTTTCAGGGGGGAAAAAGGTGAGGATAAATGCAGCAGAAAAGATAAGGATTGACACAAAGAAAGCAAAGATAAAAACAATAAGAGATAAAGTTGAAGCAGGGCAGGTGATAACTAACGAAGAGTTGGCATATCTGATGATAAACAAAGAAAGCCTGTGACGAATAATCAGCTTCCTGGGAATTTAACTGTCCCATTTATCAATAATGAATTGGGTTATCCTGTTTATTTAGCACCATTCCTGATCCCTGCGTTGCTTGTTAGGCACAATCTCGAAACTGCTGATATTGAAAAATACCTGCTCGATAAGATGGTTAAAAAGGAAGTTGGCAATACATTAAGATCATTTCTGGATGCAGGATGGACAAGGGCAATTGATAAGAATATCCATAGACCGATAATAAAATCAGGTGGAAAATATCAACTGCCTGCACCAGAAGATGCTGAAACTGAAATTGTCAATTATATCAACCCAAAATGGTTAAAGCAGGTAACAGAAAGAATCAAGGCTATTGTTGAAAGGCATATTATGTTCATTGGAACTTTAAGGGATAACACAGCAATCCATAATTATCCTGGCAGCCATTGGCACATTCATTGGATGAATCCTGCAAAGAATAATCAGAACCTTCATTTTAAAAACACAAGCTTATATCATTATCCTGAATGGGCTGATCCTTCAGCACCAAATCCACCAGGAAATAAGGTGAAGGCAAAGAACACAGGGCTAATGATTGAAGCCTTCTATGATACAATCCTGGGGTTAATCCTGGCAGAAATAAAGCCAAAGTATAGAAAATTCTTTGGTGTTGAAGCAGGGAATGAAGTGCCTGCAAGGATCAGGTGGCATAAAAGAATGGATGCAATCTGCAGGAAGCATAGAATCCCTGTAGGCTATAGAAGAATCACAAGCATGGGCAGACCCAGGAAACCCCAAAAGGATGAATGGTTTTTCTATAGAACGCAAATATATAAAATCTTTAATTATTGTGTTCATCAAATTGGAAGTGCATCTGATTTGATAGATGTGATGAAAGCATGGAAGAAAGAAGATTATGAAAGGGATGATGAAGGAAGGGTTGCTTTAGATGCAGAGGGGAAAAGTGAAAAGAAACCAATAAGGGCAAAATTTCTTCCTTCTTGTGATGGGCAACAATATCCTTTAATTCCAGAGATTAAAAAGATTACAAAGGAATCACTTCAAACGAAAAACTATGGTTTAGAACTGCTATACGGCTTGTGGGGTGGAAAGCCATTGCCTGATTTAGAATTTAAATATGGGAAAGCAATGATGAATCAATTCAAAATGTGGG